CCAGCTCCAATGCTTAAGTGCTGTGAATCATTAGGCAATCTTACTTTTGCATTATCACTTGCATCTATTCTTATAGCAGTAACATTTGAGCCACCATCATTGACTATAAATTTCATATCCTGGTCAGATGATTCGTTAGCTATTGTAAACTGGTCATTAGAAGAACTACCAAAACCTACATAAGCTTTTCTACCATTCCCAGTTCCATCAGGAAAATACTGTATATATGCGTGGTTAGTACCAACAAGATTAAATAGTCCTCCATTATTTGATATAGTTATTTGCCCAGTTGCAGTATCATTAGCATCACTTCTTAAAAATTGTGTTGAATCTAAATTGTCTAAAGTTGAAGCATTATTGCTACTAACAAATGAAAGCCAGTTAAATCCACCAGAACCATCTGATGCTAAATATTGTCCATTAGTACCATCACCTGATACATCTAATTCATCTGCACCTACACTATTATCTGCTATTGTTGCTGCGTCTACTTGACTTAACTCAGCTAAAGCACCAAGTCCTAAATTAATTCTTGCATTGTGTGCACTTGTAGCACCAGTACCACCTTCTGCTACTGCTAATGCAGTTCCAAGTGTAAGACTACCTGGAATACTTACAACACCACTAGAGTTTATATATAATCTTTTAGCACCAGATGTAATTAAAGATATATTATCATTAGCGTATGTTGCACCATTACCAAAAGTTATAGCTGCAGGACTACTACCAGTTTCATTTTCATTAACTATACCCCTGGTCATTATATAACCATCGTATGATACTAAAGAATCTCCAGTTAAAAATGAAGATGTAGCTGTGCTATTGCCACCACCGCCAACTTGCGTATATGTGCCACCATCGTTAATATATAGCTCATTTGTGCCTGTTCTATATCCTAACTCATAATGTTCTAAATCGCTACCTGAAGGTACGCTAGACCCTCGTTTGATTTTAATTATGTTAGACATTTAACTCCTTAGAATGTACCGCAATCTATAACACTTGCAACAATATTAGCACTAAAATCACCTTGTTCGTAATCTGATGCTTGGGTAGTTGTGTTAACGATTGTAGTTGGTTCTACTTCTAACTCATCATATACTTTCCAAACTCCATCAGTTGCATCTCTAAAAAGACCAGCAAACTTAGTTCCTGAAGATACGTACTTTCCGTAAATACCAAAGTCAACTGTATCTGCTGCATTATCTTTCGATAATTTAAATTGTGGGTCAGATATTTCTACAATACTAGAATTTACTGTAGTAGTTGTACCAGTTACAGTTAAATTACCAGTCATAGTGAAATTTCTAACACCAGTTATGTCTTTATTTGAGTCTACAACAACGGCTTTAGAAGCGGCTACTGTTCCAGCAGTTACACCTGAAACAAAGTTCAGTTGACTTGTTGTAGCAGTAACACCATCTAGTTTATTAAGTTCAGTTGTATCAAGAGTAGCACCATCTAATATGTTTAACTCAGCAGCTGTAGATGTTGTAGCTAAAGTAACTACACCATTAGTTGCATTAAAGTCAGCATTATCAAACGTAGCCACACCAAGAGTACTACCATCATCATCAGCTTTAGGTATTGCAGCAATTATATTAGCTGTAATATCTTCTACTTTAGCAGAACCACTTGAATCTTTACCACCTATGTAAAGTTTACCACCTGCACCATTGTTATTATTATAACCTAATTCACCATAAGTAATATCTGATGTTGTAGGTGCTGAAGTACTAGTATGGGAGTTTCTTTTTATCGTTATAACATTAGCCATGTTTTTCTCCTATTATTTGCAGTATAATATCCATTATTCCTGCTATCATTAAAATCCTCCTCCGTCTATTTCCCTCGTTTCTGCAAAATCTTTTACTGCTGCTGAAGTTGGTAATGTTGCATCATTATCATTATTAACTATTCTTTCACTTTCAACAACTAGTGTTGCTCCTTTTAAATTATCTACTTCTAAATTTGTAATAGTATTGTCATCAGCGTTAATTGTTTTATTTGTATATGTTTGTGTAGCAGTTGTTGTAGCTGCTCCATTTAATGCATCTCTTACATTAGTTGCAGTACTATTATCTAAACTTACAGGTATTTGACTAGCATCAATACTAAAACTATCTTGAACTTTACTAGTTCTTTGTATACCTACAGTTTTTGTAACAGTATTATTTTGTAAAGAAGTTTTTACTTCTGGATTTGTAACTACTTTTGCTGTTATACCCATTATGCTACCGATGCTGTAAATGTATGTGTTAGTTTAGTTGCACCTTTAGAAATTGTTACATCTCCTTGTATGTGCCTTACCCAAGCATCTGCTGCTTGGTCATCTTTTTCTACTAAATCCCAATAACCTTCAAAATTATCGTCAAAGTATTGTATAGCTTCAGCTGGTAATGTAAGAGTTATTGTTCCAGCACTTCTATCAGCTACTACATCAAAGTGTACTTCATTTTGACTTCCTGATGCCCAAACATCATTAGAAGCTGCTGTACCATCAGTGCCTTGACTTTTACCTGGTCCAGTAAATGAGCTATGATTGTAATCTTTTACAATTACAGCTGCATACTTCATATTAGAAGTCATTGTGTGTGTACTATCTAATGTTATTATATTAGTAAAATCTGCATTTTGTTGTAGCTCTATATCTTGATATTGATTTAATGAAATCATATTTTACTCCTAATATAAAAATACTACACTATTACTACTTGATTTAGACGCTGCTATTTTATAAGTGTGTCCTTTTAGTAAGTGAAAAACTACATCTTCATTGTTTACTGTAAGTGTAACATCTGCTGATGTGCCTTTCATGTGTACTGCTCTACATGTATCCATATCGTTTGTAGTAGCAACAACTGCCTTTATAAAAGGTGCTGCACTTTCTTGCATTGTATAATCATTTATACCTTTTGGGTTAGCCATATTATTCTCCTATTATTTAACTGCAAAAGCTTTTATTGGACTTGCCATAAATACTTTGTTTTTATTACTTTCATTATCAGAAACTTTTTTATAAAATTCTCTCATATAATATTCTTTTAGTTGCATATTACCAGCTCTTTCAGCTAGTTGTGCTTTAACATAACATACAACTGCAAGAGATAAAACTCTATTTAAATTAACGTGCGATGATTCATCAGGACTAGTATCTTCTGTTAAAGATGAAGTTGTTTCTGGGTCTTCTACAACAAAAGGTTCAATTATTTTTGTAAATTCAATACGTAATCCATTTGTAATATTTTCATCTGGATATGTTATATCATCTTCTTTTCCACCGCTTACTCTACCTTGATTATCTATAATTCTACCAGCACTACGAACTATTTTATAAATTCTTATTTTTTTACCACTAAATATGTATGCGTATGTTCTATCTGTATCGTAACTCATGGGTTTGTATCCTCAGTTATAAGTGGGTCGTGTCTTAATCTACGTATACCTTTATATTTGTTATCGTCTTCTGTGTCTAATATACTTACAGTTTTTAATGAAACCATACCTGGTGGTAAAGGATAGTCTCTTGTATTTTCTACAATATTTTGTTTATTTACCGCAGTATCTAACTCATTATTAGACTGTATTTCTAATATTGCATCTTTAATAAATGCAATTACTAAATTAGTATCACGTGAGTTTGCTCTTTCCATTATTTCTAAAACTTTCATTATGTAGTCATTCCTTGTTCTTTACGTTGTGATTGTTGTTGTTGTTCAGGAACTGCGAGTGCTCCAGTTATAGAACGTAACTCAGCTACTGCTCTTTGATAAAATGCTACTGCTTGTTGTAGTCTTTGATTTGCTAATGTAAGATTACCTTGAGATACTTGAATAACTGCGTTAGCCATTTCTGGGTCTTCATCTTCTAGCCAATGTATTGCACTTAAGCTTGTTTTACTAGATGCATCAAAACTATTATATCCACCTTCTAATATCTTTTCAGCATCAGAAGTACTAGATAATCTAAGCATATCTAATGAAGCTGCGTAATGTAGTGCTACGTTTTCATATTCTGATAAAACCCAGTTTTCACTATTTTCATCAATTATTGGGGGAGCTGAATAAACAATTACTCCTTTATCTCCATTATTTGGTGTAATGGTAGTCGTTGAGCCTTCCCCCACTTTAGTATAAACTAAATTAGAACTTGTATTATTAAAATCAGGGTCTGGTTTAATATATATTTTACCACTTAGTTTATAAAATACTGGAAACATTTTAGTAGGAAATGATAAACTATTATTTTCATCAGTAGAATGTATAAACTTATCTGATATTTCTCTAGCTATTCTACGCTTAGTTCCGTCAAATCTATATACTGCTAGTATTTTATCAAAAGCTACTTCTGAACCATTACCAATAACATTAGTATCTGTATCGTTGACACTTTGTCTTCCGTATATTTCAGTTTCAGTAGCAATAGTCCATAACCATTTTTCAGGTAATGATGACATAATAAATTTACTACCAGCATTTATATACTCTACTAAGAATCTAGCTTTAGAGCTATTTCCAGTAATATTATTAACTTTTTCCCATAATTTCATAATTTTTTCCTACCGCAGATGAATCCCTCAAGGGAGAAAGGAGGTAAAGAACCTCAAGGGACCATCTACAATTTAGCTATTATTTCCAAATAGCGTGTGATTCTGGCATCATGTATTCAAAACCAGCTTCTGTTAATATGATGTCTACTCTCTTGTCAACACCTGTGTTTTCAAGATTTTGGACTCCTACGTATACCGCAGTATCTCTATTAACTCCATTACCAACTAGTGGTCTGTAAGCTACGTTGTTCATATTTAATGCTAGAATCTTGACATCAGTACTATCTAAAGCAACACATCTTGCGATGTTCATGCTACCATAAACAGTAGAGATTTCAGTTACATCTAGTCCCATTACTTTCTTTCTACCTGTAACGGCTAGGTCTGCTCGGAATTGTCCATCAATTCCAATGTTGTTCTTAAAGAACCCACCAATTTTGTGGAACCAAGTATAAACCGCAGTACTACACATGTAAACTGTAGCTTTGTCTTGATTATATCTAGGGTCACAATATTGAGACATATCTTGCAAGAAATCATCAATTGTCTTATTTGCAAGTGTTAAATCAAATATGTTTCCAAAGTTAAGAACATAGTCAATAGCACCTTGAGTGTGTTGTACACCATCTAGGTCTGCTTGTGTACTAAATAAACCAGCGTGTTCAATTTCCCACTTGTGTTCAATTAGTTTTTCTTTCCATGTTCTTGCCCATTCATTTGGTTCGTATTTAAGAGCAGTTGCTCTAGCTGTATTTGTCATACCAAACTCAGTTCTAAAAATCTGTGTTTGTCCAAATCCACTAGAGTATGGGTTATCTTTATAACTTTCTCCGCTTAATCCAGAACCTTCTCCGTAGGAAGTACCTACAACATAAGTTCTTTTAGCTTCTAAAGCTTCAGCAACATCTAAGTTGTATACTTCTAAAACTGGTTTATTGCCAGAAAAACTAGCTAATTCTGCAGCTCCTGAAGTTCTAAGGACTTTACCAACTACTTTTTTCATTTCACCAGTAGCGTCTCCACCCATTGAGTTTGCTGAAAGGTCGATTGCTGTTTGTGCGCTAACAGAAACAACTTTAACAAGTAAGTAGTCTGAAACTGCTCCACCACCACTTACTGAAGACATAGGAACTTTAAGGATTTGATTTTTCATAATCCACTCAGGTGCTGTACCTGAATCTCCTACTTTAATTTGTCCGTTAGATTGACCTTTAATATTTTGAATATTACCAACGCTGAAGTAATCAGTAGCCATAATTAATTCTACTGTTGCTCCTGCTGATAAAGCTCCGTTTGAATTACTTTTTAATGTAGCATCATCAAGTTTGTCTGCTGAGCCATTATCAAATCCAACTACGTATGCATATCTTTTGTGAAAAGAATGTCTCTTTTCGGTAAACTTAAACTGGGGGTCATCAGTTGGTTTCTTAGCCAATGAAGAAACTAGTCTGAAAAATGGAGTTTGGTCAATTGCCAATTCTCCGAATCTATCAGAAAAGTCGTATCGTCTACGTAAATCTCCAGTCTCTAGTGAAGGACCATTTGATGCCGCAAAACCCTTGCTTAAGCCTGTACTTGTAGCTAATGCTAAAGGACTAGCACTAGGATATGAAGTATCTGCCATGTTATTACCCTCCTTGGGGTTGTTGAGTTATATTATTACATCAATTTGTTTAACTCAGTTCCTTCGGATAGCAATTTGTCAAAGACGGCATCGTCTATTGATTTTTCTTCTCTTTGTGTATTCCCACTCGATGCTACACTAGTTGGCATTTGTCTAACATTTTTCATTTGTTGTATTACTTCGTTTCTAGTGTTATTAGCGACTTCGTTGTCTCTATTATCTCTATTTTTCAAATAATAAACATCTTCTAAAGTTAGTTTGTGAGACTTTGCATAATTCATTAAATCATTATAGTCTTCATCTGAAACATTATGTTTGCTTTTAAAAGCTGTTTCTTCTGAAGCTCTACGTGATTGTTCAGATTGTTTTCTTGCAAAATCACCAAGCCTTCTTTGTACAACTCCATCTACTGTTGCATTAAACAACTTTGCAGATTGTGAGTCAGGGTTTGACAAAGCGTCGTCATAATCAAATACGAAATCTTCATCTAAGCCAAGTTGCTCTTTTACGCTCTTAGGAGCTGAGCCACCACCCTCAAAATAACCTCTAACGTGAGAGATTAAATTAGGGTCCTCTTTCATTGCATTGAGTAAAGGCATATATGGTTCTAAGTCTTGCAATTGATTGTTAAGTCTTTTTGCTTCTCTTGACGAATCACTATATCGCTTTTCCCAATCTACTGAAACTTGTTCAGTATTTTGCTCTGCAACAGGGTCCTGAATTGGAGTTGTCTGTTCTACTTGAGCTTCTACATTTGGCTGTTCTACCACTTCACCCATAACTTGTCTATCAAGCTGAGAAAAAAAATCTTCAGCCACAGTATTGTTCTCAGTAGGGGTTACATCATTAGATTCTGCACGTTCTGCATCATCTATAAGTAAGTTATCCTTGTTATTGTCCATACTGTATTTCTCCTTCTAATTTACTGTACGTTTTTTTCATTATCAACATTTTCTTGTTGAATTTTTTCTTTGTCTTGCATTCTACTTCTTATTAGTTTTTGAGCTGCAACACTTTTATTTAATTCTTTATCTAATGTTTTAGAACTTTCATTAAGTTTATCTTTAATACCAGCTTGTACTAATTGTCTTTCTAATGTTTCTATTGTTCCTTTTTGATTTTTAATAGCACTTTCTGCGTTAGCTAGTTGTTGTTGCATTTGTGCATACATACTTTTACGTTGTAATAATTGTTTTTTATTACGTATGTCAGTTTGTTCTAACATTGCTACATCATCAATTAATCCAGCTTGGAACCATTTAAAGTATTCTTCTTGTAATGCCCATCTATTTAATGGTTGTGTTGAACCAGCAATAATTCTAACATCAAATTTAGCTGAAGCGTAATCATTAAATCTATCTACTACTTTTCCAAAATCATTGTAAATAGGAATATTAATAGTTACTTCTTGTACTTCACCTTGAGTTTGTCCAGCATCAGGTTGTACTATTCTTAATATTTTTTGTGTTGTATAAGTAAATTGTGCAAATTGAACAAATATTTTTCCTAAATGTTCTAAAGCTGGTTCTACAATATTGTTTACAAATTGTCTAATTCTTCTTGTACCATATTCATCCATAGCTAGTAATCCACGATATGTTTCAGTACTTGGTCTACCGATACCTTGCATACTAGATGATATACCACTTATATATTCTATATCTTGTTTACCTTGTTGTGTTGTAGTATAAAAAGCATTATTTATTGGTAAAGGTTGTATAGCGTTTGGAGGTTGAAATCCTTGTCTATATTTTAACATAGCTCCTGGGCTACTTGAATATTTTTCCCATTCTTCTTCGTCTATACTACCTTCAGTATATAACCATCTTAAATTTGATGCTAAATTTGCATTATGTAACATTATTTGGTGAGACTTATTTATTTCTCTTTGTTTACCAATCATAGGTATTACTGCACTTACAGCGTAAGGAGTATTTGTATGTTGATATGGAATAGGAACAATAGGGTAATCTTCTATTGGTAATATTCTTTCATATAAATACATATCACCAGCTGATGCACAAACTTTTATTTGTGTTTTAAAAAATGGAACATTTTCTACTACTTGTTGTCTAAAAGATGGGTCTTTTACAAGATTTTCATATTGAGTTTTAGACATTACTATTTGTTTAGTTCTAGTTTGAGACCTTATTAATTCTGCTTCCATTAATGCTTGTTGTTCTTCTATTCTTGATTGCATTTGTTCAAATAGTTTTTGAGATTCTATTTCAGCTCTTTCTTCTAACATTTCTCCTTTTTGTACTAGCATTTGTAATTCTTGTTCTTTTTCTTTTAGAACTACTTCCATTTCTTCTTGCATATTTAAAATATCTTTTTGCGTAGCTTCTTTAATTTTTTGAAGTTCTCTTTCTGTTGGAGGTTTTCTTAACCAAACGTTTACATGTGGTATTTTTTCTTTTGTATATACTTCATAAAAATCTAGTATATCATCTTGTTCACCTTCTAGTGTATATGCTTCATTCTCTAAATCTCCAGGTTGTATACTGTCTGATTCATGAATATCTCTTTTAGAATATTGTTTACTTTCAGTATTTCCTGAAGCACGTACAATTTTACGTCTCATATCAGGAAACATTTGTATTAATGAAGTTTTAGAAATATTTTTTTGTACAACAATAAAGTTAGCATCACGAAATAAAAAATCTCTACTCATTGGGTCTACATATACATCATAAGGGTCTATAGATTTATATATTACTTCTCCCATACCATTATCGGCATCGGGGTCTATTTCTATTTTAAAAAATCCTAAACCTTTAACTAGAGAATCTTGTATTACTTCAGAAAATAAACTTTTACCACTTGATAAATGCCAGGAATGTTCTGCTACCATACTATGTATATGTGCTATATCTGAATCGCTACCATCTGCTCCTACTGCTTGCCATTTTGGATTGTTTGCAGTAATAAAAAATTTCATTATATCTACTGCTGGTGTAATACGATTTATAATAAAATCTGGCATACCACCTTCTTTTAAGTCTTCTTTTTCTTGTGCTGACAATTGGTCGTTTAAATAGAAATCCATACTTTTTTGTGAATCACTAAACCATTTTTTTCTATAATAATTGTTGGCTTTTTTAAATAGTTCTCTATTTATTTCTGCTTTACTTTTACGTGCCATATTAATCCCTTATTTCAAAATGTGGTAAATCATCAAAGTTATTGTCTTTTAATTCTGTGTCTCTATCCCAATCTCCACCCCAACGAATAGTCAAACCCATTGAAGCGGCAACACCCATTACAAATCCAGCAAAGTATGTAAATCTTTCTCTATCGTCCCAATCAATTGGATAAGGTGCAACATCTACTGCTAAAGAAGGATATTGGTTATGTCTACCTTTTGGATATTTTAATTTACTAAAACCTTTTTCAAATAATTCATTTTGTTCTTCTTTACTTCTATGTCCTTGAAGTACTGAACAGTCAAAATCTTCTACTACTTTTTCGAATAATTCTATTAGTCTAGGGTCGCAGGTATTTAATTCAGCTTGTGATTTTTTTCCAAATTTTGGCATTATTGTCTCTTTAAAAATTCAAAAATATCTACGTCTTTTAAAATTTGTTTATTTGTTCTAGCGTCTGGAAATGCTTTTCCGTATTCATCATCAGTTAATAAGTTTGGATTTTTGACAGCTTTATCAAATAAATTAGCATCTCCTTGTTCTAATAACTGAAAAGGTTTTTCACTCATATTTACAACATCAGTATCGTTGTATAATTTTATTGTATCATCATCAAAATTATTTTTTATATATAAACCATATTCATAATTAGCTTTTTTTGTTTTTCTATCAAACACACCATCAACTTCTATATTAAATCCTAACTCTTTTAATCTTTCTTGTAAAACTTTTACATCATCAGGATTATCATATAAAGTATCTACTTTTTTCATTGCTTCTTGCATTTTAATCTCCTATGCTACTATCCAGCTTTTTGCTTTTCTTTTTGGTTTATACCATTTTGGTTTACTTTCTGAATTATTTTTTGCATAATTCGGTGGAAAAGCGTGTAAATTTGCATAATAAAGTGCTTCAATTGTATCATCATGAGCCATTCTTGGTCCAAAAGTTACAATTTCATTAACTAAATCAAACATATTTTCCCTTAAATATAAAGAACCTACAGAAAAAATA